GGTGCTGGTAGTTTCCAACTTAGAGTGGTGAGAGGATAATGGCAGGACAGTTAGACTCAGCATTTAAACAGATTGCAAAACAGGTTGTAGCGGATCTTGGTAGTTCTTTTGATTCAACTATTACTTATACAAGAAAAGCATCTGGAAGCTATAACACAAGCACTGGAGCATATACGACAAGCGATACTACATTCGCTGATATAAAAGCACCTGTAGAATTTATTATTTCTACTGAAGATGATGGTAGAGAAAGAAGAGAGGCAAAGGTTTATATTACACCTGATTTGATAGGAGATAATCAACCTAGTTTCGATGATGAAGTTACATTAACTTATGCTGGATCTACAAGGGTTGCACAGATAACTAATATAGATACAAGACAGGGTGGGCAGACTTATCTGTTTACATTATTGGTGAGGTTTTAATTATGCAAGATTTTTTAAAAGCAAATCCAGCTAAAGAAATAGAAGAGCAAATGAATAGAGATTTAAACACTTTTGCAAGAGAGGTGCTTTCTAAACTTTCAAGAAAAGAAAATCCATACAGTCCTATTGATACTGGTTTTTTTGCTTCTAGTTGGACTCTTGGAAGATCAAGACCTGCACCACAAGATAGACGAGAAGATTTTGCTCCGTGGAAAAATATCAAACCTACAAGAAAAGGTTTTACATCTGCACAAGCTAAAGTAGAACCTAGATTTATTAATACTATTAACTATAATTTTAAAATTTATGAAAGTTTTTTTATAGGTAATAAGGCAAAATATTCAGCTTATGCTTTAGCCTCTTCAAGAAATCACATAGTAAGATATTTTAAACAAGATTTTAAATCTGACATGGATAGAATTTTTAGAGATAAGAAATCAAAGATTGGATTAGCACTTGAACCCTTCAAAGGTGGACAAGGTGGTATTGGACAATTTGCTGACCCAAGTAAAACATTTGTTAGTTACACAAATATCTCAAATGTTCCTGATTCTCCACAGTAATGACTTTAGTAAACGCAAGAGCAGCATTTGAAAAAGCAGTAACAGATGCGGTATTAGCAGTTGATAATACTATTGAAATGGTATATGACAATATGGTTTACAAAACACCTGGAAAAAATAAGAAATATGTTGTAATATCTCTTGATTTTGCACAATCTACTACTCAAGCACAAGGAGCATCTAATGATTTTTATTCAGGTGTAGTCTTATGTAATATTTATTGCCCTAAAGGTAAAGGTACTGCAACACTATCGGCCATAAGTGAAGCAGTTATTGATGGTCTTACCTCTGTAAATGCAAATAATTATACTGATACGTTTAATTGTTCTCCAAGAGTTGCTGATATTTCTGGACCTGCTCCTATTGATGTTGATGATTCTTCACACTTTTTAGGCTTAATATCTTGCCAATTTACAGCAAACGCCTAGTATACTAATATCAGTTATATATTAAAATGACACGAGCCGTAGATCTTCTCAAAAACAAGTTTGGAGTTTCACAACTTTACAAGCATGATGTAAAACAAAATGATGAAATTATCCTCACTGTTTACTGGCATCCTTTAACTATCGCAGAAAGAGAGGCTATTCAAAAGAAAACTGGTGTTGATGATGCTAATAATTATGCTCTTCAGTTAATGATTGATAAAGCATTGGATAAAGATGGAAATAGATTATTCCAAGATGGTGACAAAGCATCTTTAAGAAGAGAAATAGAAGCAAATATCTTACAAGAAATCCAATTAGCTATGATTGATGCTGGATTAAACAAGGAGGTTGAAATAGCTAAAGCTGATTTAAAAAGCTAATAATGATTGGCGATTTATTTATTCTCTTGCAAAAGAATTAGGCAAGACTGTAAATGAATTATGCAAAGAACTTACAGTAGAAGAACTATTAGGATGGGTCGCTTATAACGAATTAGAACGTGAAGATTATGAAAAACAAAAAGAACAAGCACAAACAAGTAATGCTTTAAGAGGAAGAACAAGGTAAGATAGAGGAAATGTTTTGTTTTGTATAAGTGGCTGCTAATTACGGAATTAATCTTGAAGTAAGAGTAAAAGCACAAAAATTAAAAATATTTAATGATCGAATAAAAAATACACAAGAAAGAGTCGCTAAAGCTAATAAATTTCTTGATGAATTAGCCAAAAGTGTTGATGGAAGGGCAGTTCCAAGTATAAGTAATTTATCAAAAACATTAGATGAGGCGAATAAAGCTTTTAGAGATGCTGCTGTTGGTACTCCACAGGCAAAAAGAGCAGCAGAAGATTTTGCAAAGGCTAATAAATTAGTAAATGAAACTTTAAAAGAACAAAATATATTATTACAGGACGCACAAGCAAAAATTAATAAAAGACCTGTATTACAGAATAAATTTACGACATCATCATCACCTTTTAAATCTTCAAGAGATTTTTTAGGTCGGACTGATTCAGAAATTAATGCTTTATTAGACCAAAGAGGTGAAGATATGATGAAAGTTCAAGATGCTCTTAAACCAACATTACAAGGAACTAGATTGCAACAGGAAGAAAATGCAAAGATTAACAAACAGTTAGATGAAAGTGCAAAATTATATATGGTTCAAAATAAAGAAATTAAAGATATAGCAAATACCATTAGAACGAAAAAAATTAAACAATTAGAAGCAGAAGCAAAAATTGAAAATGAAATTCTTAATGCAAAAGCAAAACAAGTACAAGCAGAAATGGATTCTATAAAAAAATCTAAACTGCAAATGAGCATAAATGATAAGAGGTTAAAAGTTGAACAAAGGATGGCTAATCCAATTACAAGAATGAGAAGGAATCTAACTAGTAGAGGTAGAGGAGCAAAACAAGCTAGAGAAATGGCAGTTTCAAATGCACTTATTGGTGGTGCTTTTCCGCTATTATTTGGTCAAGGTTTAGGAGCATCTGTAGGTGGTGCTACTGGTGGTGGTGCTGGTGGATTAATGGGAGGTCAGTTTGGATTTGCATTATCACTTGTTGGTACATCTGTTGGTTCTGCTTTAGACAGACTTGTTCAGGGTTTAAGAGAATTTGGTAAGGCATTAGATACAACTGAAGGTGCTTTAAAATTAATGACTGATCGTAATTTATTTAGTAGTAAAGCGATTCAAAAACAAGCAGAAGCTTTAAAAAGACAAGGAAGGCAAGCAGAATTAAATGAACTTATAACAAGAGATTTAGGAGATTCTTTAGGAGTAGTTGCTTTAGAAGATGTTCAAAAATTTAGTTCAGAAATGGAAGAGTTATCAAGGCAATTTGGTATTTTAACTACACAGTTTCAATTATTGGCAGCAGGTCCGTTATCCCGTGTAATATCAATATTAAATGATGTTACAGGCCGTCAAGGTTTAGAATCAAGAATTGGAAATCAATTAAGAGCTTTACAAAAAGGTGATCCAGAGGCGTTTAATAAATTTATAAAAAATAATCCAAGAACAGCAAAAGAACTTGGTTTAGGTTTAATATCTCAAACTTTAAAACAACAAACTCCTATTGGTTTAGTTGACACAGATATGGGACCAGGCCGTTTTAATTTTGCTGGTAGAAGTGATGAACAACTAAAAGGCATTACAACAGATTTAGGGTCATTATTAACAAAATTAGGCATATCTTCATCAGGAATTGGTAAAAATGATTTAGAAAAACAATTAGAAGTATTTCAAGCTGAAGAAGGAAATTTGAGACTAAAAAAAGATTCTTTAGAAAGTTCTTTTGGTATTGAATCTGCTATAGAAGTTGTTAAAAGAAATAATAAAGGATTAGATGAAGAACAGTTAAATTTACTAACAAATAAAGTAAGAGAACAATTAAAAGTAAATGAAAAATTAGAAATAGAAAATCATCAATTAGAAATCACTTTAACTCTTTATAATAATATTGCTTCAAGTATTGAGAATGGTATTGTTTCTGCTATCGAAGGTGCGATAAATGGTACTAAAACTCTTGGTGATGTTGCTCGTAGTGTATTCACACAGATTCAAAGATCACTCATACAATTTGGAGTCAATGCTTTCTTAGGAGGACTACCAGGAATAGGAAATATATTTAGAGCAGAAGGTGGGCCAGTAAAACGAGGTGGTAGTTTTATCGTTGGAGAACGTGGACCAGAGTTATTTACACCTGGAGTGTCAGGTATGATTACACCAAACCATGCTCTTGGTGGTTCTACAAGTGTTGTTGTCAACGTAGATGCTTCTGGTTCGTCTGTTGAAGGTAATGAACAAGGTGGTAGAGAACTTGGTCTTGTATTGTCAGCAGCGATAGAATCTGAATTAATTAAACAAAAACGTCCTGGAGGTTTACTTGCATAAT